CCGCGTCCGCCCTCCGGGTGCCGAGGGCCTCGATGGCTCCCTGTGCCTGCCGGATGTCCTCACCCTTGGCGATGATGGCCTCTGCCTCGGCGATGGTCTGCCGGGCGCTTTGGATGGCGCGGTCTGCGGTGATGAGGGTTTTCTCCTTGTCGGCGATGCTCTGGATGCAGGCCCTCATCTTCTCCTCATCCGGGGCCGCTGCCTCGATGACGGCGCGGGCCTGCTCGACGGCTGCTGCCGCCTCCTCTGCCGCCGGGGCGGCTGCGGCGAGCGTCTCTGCGTTGGAGAGCTGTGCCTTTACTGCGGCGAGCCGGTTGCCCTTGTCGGTAATGTCGGCCCCCGTGGCCGATGCTTCTTGCTCCTTGGCCTCTGCCTGCTTGGTGAGTTCCTCTCGCATGGCCTCGCTGCGCTGCGCGGCGGCGATGGCCGTCTCGAGGGTCTCTGCCTCTTTCTGTGCGGCGGAGATTTTGTCGTCGTACTGCCCGAGCTCAGCTTCGAGCTCTGCCTTCGCGGCGATTTGCTCCTCGAGGACGGAGAGGCGCTCGCGAGTGGCGGCAATCTTCCGGCGCTGCTCACTGGCCCCGTCCTTGGCGAGGTCTTCGAGCCGGCCATAGATGTCCAGCCCGAGGAGGGCCGAGAGAACTTCCATGCGCCTGTCGCTGCTGGCCTCGAGGAATAGGCCGTAAGCGTCCTGCCGGATGAGCGCCACGGAGCAGAAGGTGTTGCAGTCCATTCCGAGGACGCGCTCGATGCGGGCCTGCGTCAGCTTCATGGTGGTGTCGCTTTCGTCCAGCCATTCGCCGGTCTCGGGGTTGCGCCGGTGGATGGCGAGGGTGCCGCGCCCGCTCTTGGTTCTTGTTCGGATGACGCGATAGGTCTCTGCTCCCATGCCGAAGGTGAAGGTGATGGCCCCGCTCTTGGTGCCGTCCCGCACCCAGCCGCCGATGTCTTCCTTTCGGGTCTGCTCATAGAGGCAGTCGGCGATGGCGTCCATAAAGAGACTGCTCTTTCCGACGCCGTTCTGCCCGTTCACCATAGCCATGTGAACGTCCGAAAAGTCGAATTCCGCCTCGGTGTAGCTGCGGTAGTTCTTGACCTCGATGGAGATGGGGGCGAAGTTGCCAGTGCGCTTGTCGGCGTCCCTGCCGTCGTCTGCCTTCTTGATGAGCGGGGCAGCGAGCTCCATGAGCCGGGCCGCCTCCTCCGGCGTGACCTCGAGCTTCTTGAGGTAGCGTTCGAGGGCCTCTGTGGGGCCTTCGTGCTCCGTGACCTCGCTTTCGCCGGCGACGTCTTCGACGTCCTCCGGGAGCACCTCTGCGACATAGAACGCGCCCGCCGCCAGCAGTTTCTTTTGCAGGTCGGCTTTGTTGAGGGCCTTTTCCTGCTCTGCGGTGCAGTTGTAGCGGACGCGGGCGATGGCGTCCTTGAGCGGCTCCGGCGCTTCCGGGAGCTCTCCGCTGGCCGTGAAGGCGGTGACGTCCTCCGGCCCCATGCGGTAGGTGTAGTGCTGACGCTCCGGCGTCTGGTCGAACTTTGTCTCAACTGCGGTGCCGGGTTCTCCGACGGGAGAGGTGTAAATCCGATGGAGCCAGAAGCCGTGCTCGACACCTTCGTCGTTGAAGTTGAGCTGATTGGGGCTGCCGCAGTAATAGGCCGGGGTATTGCACGGGAGTTTCTGCGGGCGGTGGATATGCCCGAAACAGGCGAGGTCTACGCCGGTGCTGTCGATGGTCGAAGGGAGGATGACAACGTCCTGCCCCGCGAGGAAGGTGCTGCCGTTGTCGGCCTCGCTGCCGGCGACGGTGTAATGGGCCACGAGGATGCTCGGGATGCTCTTGTCGAGCTCCGTGGACAGCCCGAGCAGAACGTCGTTGATGAGCGCGGTAGCGTTGCGGTTCTCGGTCTCCTTATCCGCTCCGGGGCAGAACAGCCGCAGGCGGCCTTTGTCGAAGCCGGGGAGGGCCAAAATCTGAACCGGCCCGGCGCTAGTGGTGAGCTTCTCGATGCCCGGCGCGGTGTAGATGTGGAGGTTCTTTTCGTCCTTGGTGATTTCCCGCACAGTCTCGAAGGCGCGGGGGTTGTCGTGGTTCTCGGTGCCGAACAGAAGGACGACGTGCTCGCTGCTGCGGCACAAGGGCCGGATGAATTCGGTGATGGCGTCGTTCACGTCGTCGAGGGCGGTGTCGGCCCAGACGCGGGAGCGGTTGAACAGGTCTCCGGCGATGATGGTGACGTTCGGCGTCTCCGTCGCGGCCCGCTGCGCGATGTACTTCATGCAGGCGATGGTGTCCTGCCTGCGGGCGTTTTTACCGTCCCGAACCGGCCCCGTAAGGTCTCCGAGGTGGATGTCGGCGGTGTGCAAAATCTTCATGTAAATCCCCCTTTAGCGAATGGTCATAGAGAGGTTGTAAATATACTGGCCGCATCTGACGCATCGGTCTTTCTTCCTCCAAAATCCGAGGCTTTTCATTCCCCGGACGCTGCCGGTGCGGTGGATAGACGGATGGCGGTCTTTCTGTGCTTGGGTGAGGCGTTCGTACTTCATGACGGGGCTCCCTCCTTTTCGGAGGCGACGGCGAGGGCTACGGCGAGCTCATTGAGCATATCTCTGATGGCCTCGGCGTCCTCAACGAGCTCGCGGGCCGTGGCCGGGACGCCGTTCTTCCCGCGCCCCTCAATCCAGAGCTCAACGTGCTCATCTGCGTCGAAGTCGTCGGCGTACTCGCGGACGTTCTTGACGAAATTCCCCTTCTGAACGCCGAAGATGAAGTCTTCTCCGGCGGGGGAATACTTTTCGAGCTCAACATAGTCTTCCTCCGGGTCATCGTGGACGCGCCAGTCGAGCGCCTCGCATACGGCGATGTGCTGCTCCGTCATGCTTATCGGCCTCCCCTCGCGGCCTTCTCCGCCTTCTGGCAGCGGGTGCAGAGGCAGCGCCCGAACTTTCGCTCGCTGTACCCTTTGATGTTCTCGGGCGTCCAGATGCGTCCGTCCTTTGCTCTGGTCTCGACGATTTGCTCTCCGCAGTCGTCGCAGAAGATGGCGTCCGGGTCATCGAAGTCCGGGGCGTCGTCCGGCTCCTCCGGCATACCTCCGGCCTCGTAACCGCCGTCGGCTCCGTCGTCCGGGATGACTTCTGCCGTCGTCTGGGCCGCCGGGAGGGCTGCTCTCGGTGCTCCCGCTCCCTCGAACAGCATCCCCATCGACTGCAAGTAGTTGGAGGCGACGGCCTCCTTGATTTCCGGGGCGTCGAGGTTGGGGACGACGTGCGCGATGATGAAGGGTTTGCGAAGCTCCGGGAGGGAGTAGGTCGCCGCGAGGCCGAGGGCTGCGCGGAGTGCCCGCATGAATGCCTTGCTTTCTGCCATCGCCGTCCGATGTGGGAGGAACCGCTTGTATTGGGCCTCCGTCATGCTCTCCTTTTCGGCTGCACAGTCGATTTCCTTCGTCGCCTTCATGAGGCGGAAGCCGCCGGAAGGCTCCGGGACGCGGATGGTAACGGTGACGGCAACGTCGTAGCGGGCCGGGCAGGTGCCGCAGGCTTTGGGCTTCCCGACGGCGCGGGCCATGTCTACGCACCTCTTGCAGCCGTCCGTCATGCCGCTCTCGGTCTCGACGATGCTGATGTTGGCCGCTGCGGCCAGCTTCATGCCGCCGACCTTGGTGATGGCGTACTTGCCGCTGCTCTTTTCTCGGTAGATGTCCTTGCTGTTCTCCGGGTCTGCCACGTCGAGCTGAACCTTGTTCACGATGATGCGCTGCAGGTTGCTCATGACCTGCATGGTGGTGACTGGGATGAGGACGTTGAACTTGTCCGGGGGATATTCATTGAGCTGGACAATGGTGCCAGTGATGTTGTTGTTCATGGTGGTCTCCTTCCTTGACACACGGCTTTCGCCGTGCTATACTGACCGTAGTTTCATTTCACAAGGGCCGTTTCCGTTGCAGCGGGGCGGCTCTTTTCCGTCTCTCGGCTCATCGCCCAGAGAAGCATATCGGTAATAGTCTCCTCGAGGGAGCGCAGAAACGCGAGTGCGGTGTCGAAGTCTGCGCGTTCCATGTGGTCTACAATTCCGTCGTCGGCAATGCTTTCGAGCTTGTCGGCGATTTCTTTTGCCTTCTGGAGCCTCTGGCTGACGCGAAGGGCGGCCCACGGAAGGTCGCGGTCTACTGCCCGCTTGCCGGTCTTCTTTCCGACGGGGCAGCTCGCGCAGTAGCGGAGCATGATGTCGGGCCTCTGGTAGCCCTCCGCATATCGGATGATGTCGTCCGGGGAGACAGGTACGTCGCCTCGCTCATGCCGCCCTATGGTCTCGGGCGAGTAGTTGAGCTTGATGGCCGCCGTGTCTCGTGACGCATATCCGGCCTGCAAACGTGCATCGCGGAGGTAACTTTGGGTAGCGGATGCTGCGGTTGTTGCCACGCTGTTTCCCTCCTTTCTGGGGTATAATTGGGTTGAGCTTGAGGGAGGGCCCTCAACAGCCATAGCGCCCGAGTGGCGTCACGGTGGCGGTTGCCATCCAGTCCTCGACGGTGCTGCCGGTGTCCGTTCGGATTGTCCAGTGCGTGTTGTGCGCCGTCTTGAACGTGCCGGAGAAATGCCGGAGGAGGTGAAGCATTCCGGGGTCGTCTTGGTCTACCCAGAGGGAGAAGTTCGGGTATCTCGAGCCCTCTGCTTTCTCGAGCTCATAGACGTGCCTATAAACCGCTTCCCGGCGAGCCGTCATATCCGGGTCGCATTGGAATTCATCGCCGTAGTTGAGGCGCTCTGTGCCTTTTGGGGAATATCCGTCCCGGAATACGCGGTAGCCGCCAAAGTCCGGGCAAACCGCAACGGCGTCGAAGCTGGCCCCGAGGTCGTTCACAAACTTCAAAATGCTCTCGAGGGTGTAGTCGATGCGGGCCCTCCGCTCGAACGGGAGGATGTGCCGGTTGCAGTCGTCGTTTCTGTCGTCGTCGGTGACGTAGTGAAGGTAGTCAATCCAGCCATAGTAGGTAGGCTCGAGGCCGAGCTTCCTGTTTTCCTTGCCGATGGTGCCGCAGATGATTTCGAGGTAGACCGCTGCGGCCCCGTCGTGAGGCTCCCCGCAAGAGCATCGCGGGTGTTTCTTCTCGGGGTCGAGGTGGAATGCGGTGCGGATGCGGCAGTTGCCGATGGTGGCCTTGCTGCTGTCTGCTCCGCTCCATCCAGCTCCCTCGAAATAGAGGGTCTTGCTCATCTCACTGCCCTCCTTTATCGACGGATGGGTGCCGGGGGCGGAGTGGTCTTGCCGATGAAGCAGTTGCCGCAGTACTTCCAGTTCTGGCCCTCCTTAACGAAGGTTGGGAAGGTGCCGCGCCAGTGGCCGGTCTCCGGGTCAAATTCATGGCTGTACGGCTCGCCGACCTG